GGCGAACGACGTTTACACGTTCAGCCAGACCGTAACCATCACCGTCGCCGCCGTCGTCGCCACCATCGACGGCGGCGCGCTGCCGGATGCGACCGTGGGCGTCGCCTATTCGCACGACATTGATGCCACGGGCGGCGTCGGCGCTCCGTACATTTTCTCGTTGCAGTCCGGCACGCTGCCTGCGGGCATCACGCTCGACAGCAGCACGGGCGCACTTACCGGCACGCCGACAACGGCGGGCACGCATACGCTCACTTTCCGCGCGACGGACAGCGAGGGCAATTACGACGACGTGAGCGACACGATGGATGTGATCGCGTCCGTTATCGACGTGACCACAGTTTTCAAGGCGCACACCTATACCGGAAACGGTGTTGATCCTCGAACGCTCACTGGAATCGACCTGAGCGGAGGCGGCGTTTTCCTATTGAAGATACAGCTATGGCATCAAGCGGTACTCGGCTGGTCAGACGGCACGACTGGGTACTGGGTGCACCCTGAAAGCAACGTCTATACGCCGGCAGGCATATCATCGCGTTTTGTTGCCGGGGGGTATCAGTGGTCGGCTTCGAATGTGCCCGCTCCAAACGCCAATCATTCGTCCGCACCTAACTATGTGATCGAGACGTTCAAGAAGGCGGCGAGCTTCGCGGATGTTGTTCACTACTCAGGCACAGGATCGGCGCAAAACATCTCACACAGTTTGGGAAAGGTTCCCGCGATGATTTTGGTCAAGCGTCGCTCAGGCGGCGGCGGACCTATCACCGCGTATCATGTTGGCCTTGGCAATAACGCATTCTTGAACTTCGATAGCGATGGAGGAGGCGGAAGCGGGTCTAGCTACTGGGACGACACCGATCCTTCGACCACCGTATTCAGAGTGGGTTCGGGTGTAAACACAAACGAACCCGGCTACAACTACTCCGCGATGCTGTTTGCACACGACCCAACAGGCGTGATCCAAGGCTGTTCTTGGACTGGCGACGGCGCTGCGAACGGTCCAATCATTGATCTAGGCTGGGAGCCGCAGTTCATCCTGACGATTCCGAATGCAACGTCTATCTCGCGCAGCATCTACGATACAGCGCGTGATCCTGGGTTTTCATCCGGCAGAAGGCAGCCGTTCGCGCCCCCAAATTCTCAGCAAAATGTTGCGGACTTCACGCTCTACAACAGCGGCGGGCTGAACGGCTTCCGGGTGCATCACACCGACTCGAACGGCCTGAACGTCAACGGCCGAAACTACTACGCCATCGCGGTGCGTGAGCCATGACCACGCCCGCCCTCTTCGACGCCGCCCAACTCAGCGCCTCGCTCGCGCTCGAACGCGGCGACACGGTGATCACGTACACCACCTTCGCCCGCTTCACGCTCTCCGGTGTCGCGCTTCGCGCCTAGCGCCGCATGGACGAGTTCGCGGAGCTGGCTTTCCTGCTGGAGCAGGAGCAGGAGCAGCGCAAGTACAACCGACTGGCGTACATGTACCCCGACAAGGGGCCGCTGCGGCGGGAGTTGTACCCGAAGCATCTGCAGTATTTCGAGCACACGGCGCTCTATCGTGAATGTGGGTTCCTCGGCGGCAACGGTGTCGGCAAGACCTGGGGCGTGAGCGCCTACGTTCTGGCGCTGCACCTGACCGGGCTGTATCCCGACTGGTGGCCGGGGCGGCGATTCAGCCAGCCGGTCGATACCTGGGCTGCAGGCGACACGCGCGAGACGACGCGCGACATCGTGCAGGCCAAGCTCCTCGGCCCGGTGTCGAAGCTGGGCGAGGACGTGCTGGGTGCCGGCATGATCCCGCGGCACCTGATCGGCAAGCCGACGTATGTGCCGAACACGAACCGGGCCTGCGATTTCGTGCCGGTGCGGCATGTCAGCGGCAAGGATTCGATCCTCGGGTTCAAAGCCTACGAGCAGGGCCGCAAGGCCTTCCAAGGCACCGAGAAACACGTTGTCGCGGCAGACGAAGAACCGCCCGAGGACGTGTACACCGAAATGGTGATGCGTGGCCGAACGGTCAACGGCCAGATCATCGCGACGTTCACGCCGCTGTCGGGCATGACTCCGCTGGTAGCGCGGTTCCTCGCCGCCGACCGCGAGCGCGCGCAGGGCCGCAGCATCTCGACCGTCGTGTGCGGCATGGACGAAGTGCCGCATCTGTCCGAGGACGAGAAGCGCGAACTGCTGGCCGGCGTGCCGTCGTGGCAGCGCCAGGCCCGTCGCACCGGTTACCCCACTGTTGGCACAGGACTCGTTTACCCCGTGGACGAAGCGCAATTCGTGATCCGCCCGATTGAACTGCCGAAGCACTGGCGTCGCGTGATCGGGTTCGACCACGGCTACCACAACACCGCCGCGGTCTGGATCGCTTACGACAAGGACGAGGACATCGCCTATGTCTACAGCGACTACAAGCGCGGCGGCGACGGCATCACGAAGGAGATGCACGCGCAAAGCCTCAAGGGGCAGGGCGCGTGGATCCCGGTGGTCGGCGATTGCGCCGCGCGCGATTCGGAGATGGGGCCGGTGGTGCTCCAGTACCGCGCGCTCGGCGTGAAGATGCAGAAGGCCAACAAGGGTGCCGGCAGCGTGGATGCGGGCATTCAGGACGTTCTCTCCCGACTCAACAACGGAAAGCTCAGGGTGTTCTCGACGTGCCAGAAATGGCTCGATGAATTCCGCACCTACGCCTACGACGAGAAACAGAAGATCAAGAAAGTGAACGATCACCTCATGGACGCGTCGCGCTATGCCATCAGTGACGGCCTGGCCGTCGCCACGACGGCGAGCCTGGCCTCGACCTACACCTATCAGGAACCTGCCTTCGGATGAACGCTGTCTTGCAAGACGTGACCGCGCTCGAGATGAGCGAGGACGAACTGGAGTCGATCGAACGGGATCGTGAGCGCAAGCTGGCGGTGCTGAACCGACTCGGCACCGACCTCGAGGCCGACAAGGACAAGGCCGTGCGCTGGCGCGTCCCGATCGAGCAACGCTGGATCGAGGATCTGCGGCAGAAGTTCGGCGAGACGGGCGGGCTGGCAGACACGAAGGGATCGAGTTCCACCGCATCGGGCCACGCGAATCCGCCCGACACCGCGGAGTTCCGCAAGACGATCGACAACATCACCCGGCCTGCGGTCAAGCAGATCTCGGCGCGCATCGCCGACATGCTGTTCCCGACCAACGAGCGCAACTGGGATCTCAAGCCGTCCCCGCTGCCCGAGTTGGCGAACCCCGATGCGGCGGTCACCGACCCGATCACGGGCGAGCCGATGACCAAGGAAGGCCCGCCCGGGCCAAACGGCGAGCCGGGCCAGCCGCAACCGCTGACCGCGGCCGACGTTGCTGCGTTGGTGCAGAAGCAGGCCGACCAGCGTGCGGAGCGGATGCGGGCCAAGATCGACGACGCGCTGACCGAGTGCAAGTACGCCAAGCAGGGCCGCGCCGCGATCAACGATGGGTGCGACTACGGCACAGGTGTCCTCAAGTCGCCCGTGGTGCGCCGGCACAAGCGCACCTCGTTCCACCGCTACACGATGCCCGACGGCCAGGTGATCCCCGAGATCAAGGTGAACCTCACCGAGAAGCCGGGCGCCGAGCATGTCGACATCTGGAACTTCTACCCGCAGCCGTGCAAGAAGATCGACGAGGCCGAACACGCCTTCGAGGCGCACTGGCTGACGAAGAAGAAGGTGCGCGAGTTGGCGAAGCAACCGGGCTTCGACCCGGAGCAAGTCAACGCGCTGCTCAAGCTGGAACCCGATGCCGGCGCACTGCGCGATGGTGGCGCGCTGATGGCGCGCGATCAGATCCTCTCGCCCACGCTCGAAGCGATGGACGGCCGGTACTGCGTGTGGGAGTACCACGGCCCGATCCCGCGCGAGGCGCTGGAGGTGTTCGGCATCGCGTTCGACGAGGAGGACAAGCTCTCGACCGTCAACGGCGAGGTCTGGTTCTGCCAGGGCATCGTCCTCAAGGCCACGCTGGCGGCCGACGAGTACGACGACTGCCTGCCGTATCGGGTCTGGAACTACGAGAAAGACCCGTCGTGCGTGTTCGGGTTCTCGGTGCCGTATGAGTTGCGCAACGACCAACTCGCGGTGAACCAGACATGGCACGCGGTCATCCTCAACGCGATGATGTCGAGCGGCACGCAGGTCGGCGTGGTGCCGGGAATGATGGAGTCGATGAATGGTCGCGCACCCGACCTGACGTGCCTGCGCCCTCGCACATGGGCGATGAAGCAGGAGGTGTCCAACATTCAGCAGGTTCTGTCGTTCTGGAACATGCCCAACTTCACCGCGCCGTTGATGCAGGTCTACGAGACGGCGCGGCGCAACGGGGCCGACAAGCTGATGCTGCCGGCGTATCAGGAAGGCCGCGCGGCCGAGGTCACGAAAACCTCGTCCGGTCTGGCGATGCTGATGAACTCGGCCAACATCGTGCAGCGCGAGGCTGCGAAGAACTGGGACGACGGGATGACGCTCCCGATCATCACCTCGCATTCGCGCTGGTTCCTGCTCAACGACGACGACGAGGACGCCAAGGGCGACTACGACGCCTCGGCCAAGGGCGAGAGCTACCTGCTGGTCAAGGACGTGCAGGCCCAGCATGTGCAGGTACTCACGTCGATCGCCGAGAACCCGCGCTGGGCGGCCTACTTCGACGACTGGGAACTGCTGCAACTCAACGTCAAGACCCTGAGCGTGCCGGTCGATGGCCTGCTGCGCGATCGCCAGACGGTCGAAGCGGAGATGAAGGCCAATCAAGGCCAGCCCGACCCGGAGACGATCAAGGCGCAAGCGGCACAGGCGCAGGCCGAAGCCGCCACGCAACGCGCACAACTCGAAGCCGAGAACGCGCAGCGCGACGACGCGTTCCGCCAGTACGACCGCGATCTGGATTTCCAGCAAC